CCATGCTGGGCAGATTGATGATTTCATTTCGCACGGCGGCTATTGGGCGGGACTGGATGATGTGGGAGAGTTTTTATTTCCCAATAAACTGACAACGATGCGTGGTATCGGCAAACCTGTGAAGCTGGCAAACCACCACTTCAGCCGTACCGGTAACGCGCTGCGCCTGCTCATGTTCGATAGGGCTAAAAACACCAGAGGGGTGTTGCGTCACATTTACGGTGGTCCACAAATGGAGAAAAGCCTCGGCACTGAACGGGAGATGGTAGAGACAATCAATAACGCTACTGGCTTTAAAACAGGCACTCCGACAGAACTCGAGCAAGCGGTGCTATTTGCTCCACGATTTTTCCGCGCACAGCTTAACTTGCTCGGTAAGGCAGGACTGAGAGAAACAGCAGACGGTCAGATGGCGCGGGACGTGCTAATGCGAACGCTTACTGGCGGTGCGTTACTAACCTGGTATCTCAATCACATACAGGGCCGCGAAACCGAGTGGAACCCTGTGTCATACGACGCGGAAGGCAATCCGCACTATAACTCGGACTTTTTGAGAATCAAGAGTCCTAGCGGTGACGATGTGTCGGTATTCGGTACATACGACTCGCTATTGGGCCTGATCATGACATCAATTACCGAAGGCCCGACATCCTCTGCGGCGCGTGTATTCTCCACCAAGGCGTCTCCCGCTATTAGCTTCCTGTCGGACGCAATACTTGGAGAGACGTTCCAGGGAGAACAAGTCGAGTTCATGACGGACGATCCGAGGATATTGGGATTAAGTGCTTTGCGGCTGGCTAAAGGGAGACTCCCCTTCACTCTCCAAAGCACGATAGACCTTGGAACTACTGAGGGCGTGGGTCCAGGTGACTTTGCATTTGGCACAATGGCAAACCTCACCGGGATCAAAGCAACCAGGCAAACACCCTATGAGAGGCGCGATCTCAGGGCACAGGAGTATTACGACGGCAGATCGTGGGACGAGTTGTTGAAAAGCGAGCAAATCGAACTTGAAAAGATGTATCCCGAGATACGTGACGCTATCGACAAACAGCTACGAGATAAGGCGAACCAGGGAGATTTGGAAGCGTTGGCTCGGGTACAAAAACTCGAAATAGATGCAGACCGCATGGAAGATGAGCGGTTGCTGGCAATAGCGGTGGCCGAGGGGCGAATAGACAGACGCGACTTTTCTAAGATTTATAACGATCTGAAGCTCAAAGCCACGTTTGAGAAACGAGGTAAGGATGTTCGTGCGGTCGAATGGGCGACCTCTGACGATCCGAACAAGCGGGGATTGGACGAGTATTTCAGGATATTCGAGGACCCCGAGGTACGGCTGGTCGATGGTGACAGCCGGTACTTACCTATCAACTGGGACGTAGTGGAGGACAAGACAGCAGCGTTATTTAAGCGTCTCGGCCCCGAAGTGGAAGCCTACATCCGTGATTACACCGCCGAGAACTATGAAGATCATCCACCCGAGATCCACGAGTTCCTCAAAGCGCGTGAGTATATCTCCAAGGACACCAATTACTGGGATGTGAAAGAAGATGCGTTTGCGGAACTGCGTAGCACCGTAGAAGCTATCGCCGGTCAGCCGATTGGCACGTACAGTGACCTAGAGATTTTCATACGTCAAAACCCCAACTCCAATGAAGGCAGATCGTTATCAGGAATCAAGAAGCGTATTGACGCATTGACGCGACGGCAACGACTGATCATGCGGCGGCGTGATCCGGAACTGGACCTGGCACTCATGATTGCCTACGGATACCAACCAGCAACAGCAGAGGCGCGTTCGCTGTGGGCACAACGATCACCTGTATCTGATACATCCCAATAACTGTATTCGTTGACGATCATCACCGTATACTCCTACACTTGTAGAACAGATGTTCTAAGGAGGAACAATGACGCAAGAAGTAGATGCTCAAGTCGAGTGGACTACGGAAGCTGATCTCGCTGAAGATACCGATGCGCAAGTGGCTCTTAGCGAAGATGTAGTGGACGAAGTACAGAGCGACCCAGATCCATCCGCACTCATAAGCACGTTACAGCAGCAGCTAGACCAACTGAAGAAAGATTTTGCCGACAGTAAACATGTCACAAACCGCGCAACCAGTTCTCTAGACCGACTCAACAACAGGCTCGATGAGTTTGCCACCAGGGAAGAACTTGAATCAACCAGATCATCGATTGCTGGAATCCGCAGTCTGATGGACATTGGCCTTGCCGATGTGATGTCAGAGGAAGGTAAGAGTGTGCTGGCCGAACAACGGTCAGAGGACTCCTACTCGAAGGCACTCCAGCAAGCGAAGGTGGATCTGAGACAAGAACTGAACGGTGCATCCCCAGAAGCATCTGGTCAAGTATCAGATGAACAAATAGATGAAGGCGCAAGACGAGCACAAGAAGCCAGTGCGCGTGTGTATGGATATGCAGAGGCTCGAGGAATACCGGCCGCAGACGTGGCAGCAATGCCCATCTGGGACGCTCCTGGTAAGTCCCTGGATGAAGCCGTCGAGAACGCTAAGGAGTACATAGACAATATGGTGAACTCAGACCCAGATTCCCGACTCGCTCAACGCAAGCAAGCAGCAGGAGAAGCTCCCTCTCGTGCATCATCAAGTTCTCAGGTGCTGACATACGAAAAACTTAAAAATATGTCACCACAAGAGATTATGAAGATTCCAAAGGAAATCCGAAATAAAGCTCTCCGAGGTGGCTAACTATTAGCTAGGAGACAATCATGTCTGTTGACAGATTTATTCCTTCGCTGTGGGCGGCTACTCTGCTTGAGAATTTAAATGACGCTCACGTTGCTGTTAACTTGTGTAACAGGAACTACGAAGGAGACATCTCCCAGATGGGTGATACGGTTCGTATTACTTCCATCGGGCGAGTAACAATCTCCAACTACACCAAGAACAGTACGTCAATTACTCCTGAGACTCTTGACGATTCTCAGCAAGTTTTGACCATTGACCAGGCAAAATACTTTGCTTTTGAGGTTGATGACGTTGATGCACGGCAAGTCAGAGATGACGGTGCATTGATGGATGTCGCTATGCGCGATGCTGCTTGGGGTCTTGGAGACGCTGCTGACACTTCGGTGTTATCAGCTATGCAAGCACAGGGAGATACAGGTAACGCTCTTGGAGCATTAACCATTGGTACAGGTAACGTAGATGCCTATGAGAACATTGTGGATTTGGCTGTAAAGCTCGATGAAAACAATGTTCCAAGGTCAGGTCGTTGGTGCATTATTCCACCGTGGTATCACGGCTGGTTGCAGAAAAACGCCAACTTCGTATCCTACGGTACGAGTGCAAACCGTGAGGACCTGGAGAACGGAATCATCGGTGCTGCCGCTGGTATGAGGATCGTTGTTTCTAACAACCTACCTTCTGCTAGTACAGGACGAAACTACGTTATCGCTGGTCACTCGGATGGTGTTACCTATGCAGAGCAAATCAACAGCGTTGAGGGCTACCGACCTGAGTCGAGCTTCTCTGACGCTGTGAAGGGTCTGCACCTATACGGCTACAAAATTACGCGACCATATGCGTTGGCTAACGCCGACTGCGTTTCAGCGTAGGAAAGGGGATTAGAGAAATGGCAGTTACAGCAGTAACACTCACAGAACTAACCCTGAATGAAGCAAGTGCCGATTTGCCAATCGCCAGTTGGACTGCAATAGCCACTGGCTCTGACGGATTCTCATTGGATGTGTCAGGTGTTGGATCACCAGTTGTACTGGGATTTTCCGACGGTGGAGGCGCTGCGGACAACGTAACAATCACGGCTGGTGACAGACCACCAGCGCAGCTACAGGGCCAGGGCAACCTGACCATCACTATGGCTGCGAACGACGTGAAGTACGTTGTTCTTGAGTCTGGCCGGTTTGAACAGAACGATTCCACTATTAAGGGAACCGCTGCTGCAAACGCGACCAAGATGATTGCGTTCTTGCTCCCAGTTAACTGGGGCTAAAGCGAATAGAGGGGGTGGACACCTGGGGAGGTTCCACCCCTTTTATCTAAGGAGACATAATGGCTGAACGTCAGGCACTTCGCTACCAAATTCTCGACAGTTCGGGAGTCCCGATTGCTGGCGTGAGCATACAGGTAGCTCAGCTAGATACAACTACCAACATTACACAGACCATGTATGCAGGGCTGACTGGGGCTACAACGATAGCTAACCCACTCATTACAGACGCATCAGGGTGGGTACAGGCCTACTTTAACGGTACAGATGCTGTCGCACTGAAGCGTGTGACAATGATCCCGACCCTTGCTGGGTTCACATTTACCACCAGGAACGTACAACTCGGTTCCGATTACGGCGTATTAGACGATGGCGTAGCACCAATTAAGGCTACAACGGTCGATGCTGACGATAGATTCAACTTAGCCAGGAGCACTGCTGGCGATCCAGCATCGCTTCAAATAGGCGATATGTGGTACAACACCACGGATAACAAGCTGTATTGGAGAGACAATACAGGCACACAGACAGTCGGTTCTGCTACAGGAGACATTACGGGCGTAACGGCTGGTGACGGTTTAACCGGGGGTGGAGCATCAGGTGATGTCACACTCAACGTCGGTGCTGGAAACGCTATCAACGTAGACGCAAACGACGTAGATGTCAGCGTCAACGCCGCTTCATCAGCAGTTACTACCCTGGCAGAAGGCGACAAATTCCTTATCGCAGATGTCGATGATTCTAACGTAACCAAGAGCGCGACAGTGTCTCAGATCGCGGCAACGATGTTGGATGCTGGCAACAACAAGGTGTTCTATTCCAATACTTCTGGAGCTATTACAGAGTTACCTCTTGGGGCATCGGGAGAAGTTCTCACTTCTCAGGGTGCGACATCGGCCCCGAACTTCAGTGCCATTAGCACTGGCGCTACAACTATGACCTCTACAGGATCGATTACCGCAGGGAATATTGTTGTGGAAAATACTGACGGTACGGTGAGTACGGTCACAAGTACGCTTACTGACTTCTCTCTTATTTCAGGGGTCACGGCGGATACTACCTATGTAAACAGCTATAGCAATTTTATGGCGTATGACGATGCCAACGGATGCACTGCGTTTCTGTATAGAGACAGTAACGACTCAGACAATTGCTACGTCGTATTCATCACCGAGTCAGGTGGCACGATTACGACCACTACGCCGTTCAAAATCCTGAATTCTACTAATGGTTCCGGGCAGAGTGAAACGCCGTGTGGGTTTGGATACGACGATCACAACGATGTGTACCTAGCTATTTTCAAAAACGCCAGCACGGCAGCTATTGTCGGGATTGCATTTACCTATAACGGGTCTGCCGTCACGATTGACGGCGATGGTGATGGTGACGGCACGACCACTAATATCGAAAGCACCTACCAGAACAACACAGACGATTATGTGACGATGTGTTGGGATACGACTAATAACGTATTTCACTTAGGGCTGAACACCTATAGCACGAGCCACCGTTTCATCATTCAGTACATAAGCGTCACAAGTGGGCGAGCAATCACCCCGTCCTCTGTGACTGTAATTGCAACGTCATCGGACATCACCAACGCATATTTCCCGATATTTGTGTGGGATCGAACGAACGACGCGGTGTTCGCAGGATTGCAGCCAGCAAATGCCTCCGAGCATTACGACTTCTATAAGGTCGCCTTCAACGGGAGCGCCTATACCGTGGGAACCTTGACCTCTATAGGCACTAACCTTGCTTACTTTACGCAAGCTGCTTACGACCACAACTCAGGCCAGATAGTGGTTGCGTGGGGTACGGGTGGTTCGGGCGACACGTATATGAATGTCGTTGACCTGTCGGACAGTTCTGTCGGAACAGAGGTCAATATATCCACTACCTACAACACCGGCACCACGGCAGAGCAATGGGATGGGAGTGGTAATAGTTGGCTCGCCCCGAGAAACCAATCGCTGTTCATTACAGACTCGAACTCCACGTTCGTTCTCCGGGGTGGTGGGGATTATGGAAGCTATGCCATTGTCGGCACTGTGGGATCTGGGAAATCCATCACACTCAGCCAGTACAACGTGTTCCACAATTCGGGAATGGCGAGCGCGTCTGGCTTTTATAAGGCGCAGTGCAACGGCTGGAACGTATCCTCTGGAAAGCTGATCGTGGGCTATAACCCCGATGCTGATTACAAGGTCGCAGCCCTTACGCCAGCGGGAGGGGCGACCAATGTCCAAAAGTGGTTCGGTGCGGCTACCTCAACTGTATCGACTGGTCAAACATTAGATGTCACTCATGTGGGTGGGATTAACGAGAATCAGAGTGGATTGACGGTTGGATCAACGTATTACATCGGTTCAGACGGGGCACTGACAGCCACGGCCCCTGAGCTAACGGCAAGTAACCAGTGGCGCAGAGTGGGTAAAGCGATATCGGCGACAAAACTGCTCATCACTGGCGCTGGCGATACCACGCAGGTTTGGAGTGGCTAAATGAAATTAATTGTTAAAGAAACAGGACTGATCGAGTTCATATTTAAGGACACTGACACAGTAGCTATGGACAATCGCAAGCTGTCGGTGACTGAGACTGACAAGGATGGTACGTCCCAGAGTTGGGAATCGACTCGTCACAATAACTCGATGTATTCACTCCTTGAAGATGTGACCGCAGAAATGTACCAACTCGGAACGCAAGACGATCCGACCTACTACATCATGCAGACGTATGAAGAGAATCTGAAACGACGATAGGAGCCTGACATGGTAATGGGTCCAGTAGGTATAGGATTCCCGACTAGCACCAGTGGAGTCACTACGATTTCAGGGTGTGACCTTTTGGTGGGGCTGAGTAAGTTCATCAATGATTACTGGGAGGACACGACCACGAGTGCCGGTTCTGCCAGCTTCAATACGCTGGTGGACACGTCGTTGTCACGCTTCGGTGATGATCAGATCATCGACTTCTATGTACGCATTACCGGTGCCGGTAACCTTCAGTATGAGGTGAGGCGTATTACGCAGTTCGTTTCGTCTACAGGAACGGTCTTTGTTGATCCACCCTTCAGCGAGCAAGTCCCTACCAGCCTGGATTACCAGATTCACAGGTATGATCCGAGTCTCAAGTTCCAGTGTTTAGACGAAGCCCGGTTACGTGACGATGTATTTGAACATGCGTTCCGGCTGATATACGACGATACCTCCACCTCAGACGGACTGAGTGACTGGTATGACATCAATCCTGACATTCGTTCAGGTCCGATGTACATCTTTGTGGAAGATCCACAGTCAGTGAATACAGACTGGAACGTCCTATCCAACCCTGTGGGTGACTCCGTGACGAACTGGACTGCGACCAACACCACAGCCACGATTGTGAACGAATCCAACATCGACCGGCTGATACCGAAATACGACACAAGCTGTATGAAACTCGCTACGGCTGCATCCACGACAGGCACCCTGGCACAGACCGTTGGCAGTATGTCCATAACGGCCTCAGAAGCCGCAGGAAGGCGTATGACGTTCGGAATGTGGGTATATACCAAGGATACGTCCGGGGTCAAAATACAGCTTACTGACGATGATGGTGACACTCCCTCAGCACTGCATGGGGGTACTGGCTGGGAGCTACTCACGGTAGAGAAAAACATTGACCCAACCAATGCCGCCACCCTTACAGCGACATTGATTGTGGCAGGAGGATCATCTGGTGCGACAGCATTTTTCAACCGCGCATGGCTTTACTACGGGGAGTCAAATCTTATACAGGACGTGTACCCGTGGCGCGAGGCACACCTTATCCGGCGGGATGCGACCACGCAGAAGGTTCAACTCTCTTGGATTCCCACCAATGGACGGCAGATCCGAATGGTCGGGAGGCAGTATCTGTCAGAACTTGGTTCCGTACCCAGCACCCAGTGTACGAACACAATGGAATTGGATGAGGGAACCGCACAGATCCTCTACGGAGCCGCCGCAGAAATCCTCTATGAGCGAGAAGGACTCACCACAGAAGAGTTTGAAAGCATCGCCAGGAGAATCCAGATCATAGACAGAAAGAAGGATGCGACAAAAGCGTGGGGATACATCATTCCCCAGATTCCCACGATCCGTAGTCCCTATCAATAATGTCCATCATAAGTACCGGCTCACGGGTAGATACCCCTTACGACATCTACTTAGAGGTAGATAACCAGAAGCTCGGTTTCATGCTGAACGATATCGACGGTATTCTTGGATACCGGGCTTCACTCTCTGAGCAGGTCACACCACAATTTAATACTGCGTCGTATGACTACGCCTCTGTGCCTATTGAGGTAGAGATCCCTGTTGCATACGAGACGTGGCAAGGTGGTTGTGGATTCAACTCAGTGGAGTATGAAGAGGCACAGTCACTGACGAAGTATTCGTTTACTCGAGGAGTGGATGCCAGTTACGCAGGGAAGCTCTATGCCGGACCTGATGTGGTCTACCACACGACAGCCGCTGGAAGTTATAACTTCTTCACATCGTCTTACGGTGTTGCACGAGATCCGAACCCACAGGTCAAGTTTTACTACGCACCGAGTAACGGGTATGTATGGGCCTTTGGGGGCCAGTATCTGTGGTATTTCACTGGTGGTACGTGGACCCAGGCAAGCCTGAGCTTTTTATCTGGATATGCGATCACTGACATTATCGACTTTAATGGGACGCTATTTGTTGCAGCAATGGTGACATCTACCGGAGCCGCTATTAAGTATTACTACTCAACTGACTACGGCGCGACATGGACGCAAAGCACTCTCACCAACGCAGAGATGTCATTCTTTGCTATCCGGGGCGAGACATCTGGCAGTCCGTACCTGTGGGGTGTAAACGTGAGCGGCGTGGTTCGGTCGAACGTAGACGGTACCAATACCGGTGGTGCATGGTCTGGAGCGGTAGCACTGGGCGACGGACTGAACGATACCGTCACCGGCATGATCATCGGTGGCAACTATATATATGTATTCAAGGTGAACTCAATCTGGCGTACAGACGCATCGGATTCGCTCTGTGTGTGGGATAACACTAGTAACGCAGAACGCTGGTACTCACGGGCTGGTAACGGATCACGTCCGTTTGTGTGGAGTGACGGCAATATATATGTGCAGTACGGCAGACGCATCTTACAGATAGACCCGAACAACAACACACAGACAGTGGTATGGCCTCCCAGTGCGGCTCAGGCTGGTTCTGAAGAGCTTGACGGACGTATTACGGGCATCACTGGTGACTCTGAGTGGCTGTATTTCTCGCTCATAAACGATAAAGGCGTGAGTTACATAATGAAGGGTGTACCAGGTACCACGAACTTCCATACATTGACGTACATCCAGTACCCAGCGATTAAGGGTATCGGTGTGTTTGGTGCCGGATTGATTACTGACACCAACCCGTACTTACTGTTCGGGACCGATGCGACTGGTATAAATGCTCCGTCGAGCTACGGGTATCTCGGTGGCTTCAGACTGCCGAAGGTAGGGATGCTACCGGACACGGACCCAGATTATGCGTTCGATGCTGATTACACGCAGGGTCAGTATGTGGTCGGCCCCTGGGTGGATGTGGGGCAAGCCGCCTCGAGCAAGCTCCTAAACGGTGCTCGTGTACTCTCCACCACTGCGAATGAGTCCTCCCCGACAACGATTAGTTACGTGACTGATACCACGAACTATGCAGATACGTTCATCGAGAACGTACAAAAGGGTGACATCACTGGCACGGTCATAGGGACTGCCACAGATGATGATGCGTCCTTCAGGATCACGACAGAGGTCAGGTTCAACAAGATTCGGTACATCCTGAAAATGACTCGTGCCACTCCCAAGAACGTCGCGTCGATTGATTCAGTGGTACTGGACACCACGATTGCTCCCAAGCGGAGACGCTTGTTTGAGTGCGACATCCTGATAGGTGACGATCTTCCGCTCAAGGGTGGTGGTAATTCCCGGTATGGAGCCAAGCTCAGTGAGAACTTCCTATTCAACGCTTCTGACCGACTCATTACTTTGACAGACATATTCAACAGGACGTATTCAGTCAAGATGCTCAACCTTCGCGCTGCTGGCGTGATGGCGCGAGACGGTCGTGATTTACAGGTATATACAGTGTCATTCGCCCAGATTAACCAACTTACGGATCTGGGAGACGATTTGATTTACGACGTAAGTGCGTGGAATACCGGAAGGATTTATTCATAATGGCTTTATCAAATGTTACTGCTGGCGACACCGCGTTAGCCGCTGACCTAAACCAATATAAGGAAGCACTGGAAGGAACCAGGGAGTTCTCGCCTTTGATGAAAGCAGCGGCAGGGACGGACTTCTATGTACGGATGTCCAACACTGGTGGTGGTCAGTTCTTCAAGGTACAGAACTCGAGTGCTGCGGACGCGCTGGTAGTGAATTCTGCCGGGGTTGTGACTCCTACGACGTTACAGATTACCAACGAGGCATCTCCGTCTGATGTCACAGCAGGTCGTATCTCGTATAACTCCACAAAAAACGTGTTGGTCTACGGGAACGCATCACAGGTGGTGGAGATAGCTGACGGTGCGAGTACCAACCTGGCGCTACTGGGGGCCGAACAGACCATCAACAACACCACGACACTCACTACGCTGACTGACTTCACTACTGCGCTCGTAGCAAATGGAACGTATGTCGCTGAGTTTGTACTGATCTACCTGTCAGGTACGACCCCGGATGTGAAGTTCAAGTGGGACATCTCATCAGTATCAGGATGCACGATTGAGTGGGGACAGACCGGATCGTCAGCAATCAACGCTGCTGCTCCGTCTGGTGGTGGAGCGATCACGACCTACAACTCTATGCACGACCAGACTCAGACGATGGCTTTGGCAGGTCAAGGTACGGGTGCTGATAACAAGGTTGTAGTGCCGATATTCGCAACGATTCACAACAGCACGACAGCAGGGAACCTAAACCTCCAATGGGCGCAGAACACTGCGGACGGTAGTAACACATCTCTACTGGTAGGTAGCTACATGAAGATAACGAGGAACGCATAATGGACGAGAAAAAGGAACCATCCTTCTTTAAGCGTGTATTCGCTCTGAAGGACATACATTTACCACCCATACATCTCAGGTTACCGAACTGGAAAACCCCAGAGATAAACCTGCGTATGCCGAAGTTCG